CTGGTCCAGTTGGTGTAGTAGATAAATCTGGAGCTGATAATTCTGGTGTAGCCGATGATGTACCAACAAAAAGTGATGGGTTTGTAATAAACGCAGCAGCAGTAAGACACGCTGGGTTAAAAGATATAAATGAAATGATACAATCTGCAAAAGAATACGCAGAACAAAAAGGAATAAAATTAAACTTTGGCAAAGTTCCAACTGATGCAGAAGACATTCTTGTATCAAATGGAGAAGTTGTTATACCAGATGCACTAGCAAACATAATTGGGTATGACAGATTAGAAAAAATTAACAACCGTGGTAAGAAGGAAACAGAGGAAAAACTAGCTCAACAAGAAGAAGCACCACCTCCTCCACCCCAACAAAAAACACCACCGGTATTACAAGACCAAATGACTGGTCTTACATAGAGTTTTAGTCTTAGGACTAAATATAGCGTAGGCTACCCATTTCTTCAATGGCACCTACATACAACAACCGAAGTGGCTACCCTAGAAAAGGCCCCACATGGAGAGAAGAACATGACGAAAAAACTGAAGACTACAAATAAACCTGATACACCCATCAAAGATGATGCAAGAGAAAAGATGTATCAAGGAGCTTATAAAGACGATGTATACAAAGACGATCCAGAAGAACAAGAAGCTGCTGGCACTGAAGAAGCTACCCAGCAAGAGCCTCAAGGTTTTATGGATTCAAATAATATGAGTGCAGTTCCTAATAGTGAGGAAGTTCCTACTGAAAAAGTCGGTGATTACAGAGAACCTAAAGCCGAACATGATTTTAAGAAAAGGTATGATGATTTAAAAAAGTATTATGATCAGAAACTAAATGAGTGGAAACAAGAAAAAGAAACTTTGGAAGCTCAAACAAAAGTTGCTGAAAGTAAACGAGAAGCTTATACTCCTCCAAAGACTATAGAAGAGTTAGAGCAATTTAGAGAAAAATACCCAGACGTATATCAAGTTGTAGAAACTATTTCACATAAAATGGCTGACCAACAAACTGCTGATCTAAAGGCTAAGATCTCTGAACTTACCGAAAAAGAGCAAAAGTTAATTGTTCAGTCTGCATATAAGCAGCTAACTTCAGCCCACCCTGATTTTAATGAAATCAAGGCTACTCCTGAATTTTTAGCATGGCTTGAGGAACAACCTGCCAGTATAGCTGATGGTATTCGTAAAAACAATACCGATCCTAGATGGGCAATTCGCACTGTTGATTTATACAAAGCCGATGTGGGTATTTCGTCAACAAAAAGAGCTTCCAAGAGGAAATCTGATGCAGCTCAGGCAGTGTCCAAAACAACATCAAATCCAGCAAGTATTAATGTTGGTGGTGATGGAAGAATATGGAAAATGTCTGAAATACAACATATGAAACCTTGGGAATTTGAAAAAAACGAAGCTGAAATTGATGCTGCTCAAAAAGAGGGCCGTATTGATTTTGAGGCATAACTTAAACTAGGGAGGACTATAGTATGGCTACTATGGCAAGAGCTGGTGGTTATAATAACCTTGCAAAAGGAAATTGGGCCCCAGCTATATACAGTCAAAAAGTTCTTAAATATTTCCGTAGGGCATCGGTTGCTGAAGCTATTACAAATACCGATTACGCTGGCGAAATTGAGAATTTTGGTGATACTGTAAATATACTAAAAGAACCTACCATTACTGTTGCTTCTTATGCTCGTGGCACATCTGTAAATACACAAGAACTTTCCGATGATCAAATTCAATTAACTGTTGATCAAGGAAATTACTTTGCATTTAAAGTTGATGACATTGAGGAGAGACAAGCACACACTAATTGGGAGGCTCTCGCTACTTCTTCTGGTGCATACGCATTGAAAAAGAACTATGACTACAATGTTCTTAAAGCAATTGCTGATAACGCAGCTACCGATAGTAATTTAGGTACTGCTGGATCTGCAGTTTCTATCAATGCGGTAAACGAAGCATTAAACATGCTAAGTACAGCTCAACAAATTCTTGATGAGAATGATGTACCTGAAGAAAATCGTTGGTGTGTAGCACCACCACAATTCTGGACACAAATCAGATTGGCAAAAACTGACGCAGCTGGAACACCTGCAATATTGGATGCATCAGCTACAGGTAACCAATCCGCTTTGATGAACGGAAGAATAACTGATAGAAAAATACATGGATTTGATTTATATCAATCCAATACTATGGTAGTAGGTTCAGCAGGAACAGCAGCAGCTGCGACTTTTGGACCATCATCAACATCTGGTGAGATGTATGTTCTATTTGGACATATGTCTGCAGTAGCAACTGCTTCACATATTGCTAAAACTGAAGTAATACGTGATCCAGATAGTTTTGCTGACATAGTACGTGGACTTCATGTATTTGGTAGAAAAGTATTGCGTGGATCTGGATCAGGCTTTAAAGGCGTGTTCGCAGGTGTCGCAGACTTTAACTCATAATTGGAGGAATGATACATGGCAACATGGACCGTAACAGGTGGTGGTAGCACAGGTCATTCGGCCAATGCACCCACCGTTAAAGTTTATAGTGAAGTCGTAGACTTTAGCGAATTTACAACAGCAGGAACTGATGTTATAGAAGTAATAGAATTACCTGCTAACTCGCTAGTTCTATATGCAGGAATGGATGTTTTGACTGCAGATAGTTCTGGTAATTCAAATGCCCTATCTCTTGGAGATGGAGCTGATGTAGACAGATATGTTTCTGCATCTACTCCTACTGCAGGAATAGAAGTAACTAGAGCTAGAGCAGGTGATTCCAGTCTTGGAACTACCTCTGTAGGCTATGCTTACTATGCATCAGCTGATACTATTGATATAGTATCTTCTGTTGGGGTAACAACTACAGCCAAAGTTAGAGTCTTTGCAGTCGTAGCAGATTGTGATGGACATGGTGATAATGAATCACAAAATGTAACTTTTGCTTCTTAATGCTATTTGGTGGGGGAGGTTAAAAACTCCCCTGCCTTTTATAAAGAAAGAAAATTATGACAGTACATAAAATAGGTTCAAAAGCACGAGAAAAATTAATTGTAACAGATCAATATCCTGAATACATGCCTAAACCCATTGTAGATACTACCGAACTTAGATTACGTTCAATAGAACAAAGTTTAAATTTAATATTAAAAAAATTAGATGCAGATACAACAAAAGATTAAATAGGATTGTTAAATGGCAACCACATACCTAACATTAGTAAATAATGTATTAAACGAATTAAACGAAGCAGAATTAACATCTTCTACGTTTTCTAGTAGCAGAGGTATACAAACATCTGTAAAGAAATTTGTGATAAAAGCTATGCATGAAGTGTATAATTCATTATCTGAAATTCCTGATTTGTATAAAGCCACTAAACAAATTACAACTACTGGACAGAGAACATATGCTTTGCCTTCTTCTAATTCTCCACAATCAGGAGATTTAGCTTACAGAAAAATAGATTGGGATACATTTAGACTTGTACCAAAAGAGCTAGTAACAAACGGAGAGTTTACATCTAATATAACTGGATGGACTACAGGTGATGGTTCCCCATCTTATACTAGCAGTGGTAATGGTAGACTAAATTTAAATGATGCAGCAGCGTATCAATCTATTTCAACAGTGAAAAATAAAGTATATAAATTACAAGTTAGAGTTATGAGTCCTAATAGTTCAGATAGTACTTTAGCTATAAAAGTAGGAACTACAGCAAGTGGAGGAGAAGTTTTAGATACAACAAAATCTGTAAGTGATTTTGGGGAAGGTGCTATTTTAGATACAACATTTACTGCAACAGCACAAACTACATATATTTATTTTGAAACTGGATCTGGGGTACAATTAGATGTAGACTATGTAAGAATATCTGAAAATATACCAGTAAAAAAATTAACATATATTTCCTACGATGATTGGAATAAAAATTATTTAGAAAAAGATTTAACTAACTCCGAATCTTCACAAGGAATGCCAGACTACGTTTATCCTACACAAGATAAAAAATTTGGCTTATCTCCTGTACCAGATCAAAGTAATTATGAAATACAATATGAATATTGGAAAATTCATACAGATTTATCTGCACATGGAGATACTATAGATTTAGATGATAGATTTAAAGATGTTATTACGACTAGAGCTAAATATTATGCTTACGTACTTCGTTCTGATCCACAAGCTGCTCAGATGGCTTACGAAGAATATAAAAACCAAATACAGATTTTACGCACAGAATACATAAATATAAAATCTTATATGAGGGATACAAGAATATAAATGCCTGATACTTCTTATACAAAACCGTTTACTGCCAGTTGTGCTGGTGGACTAATACTTAATAAAGATGTGTTTACTATGCATCCGGGTGAAGCATTACAACTATCTAATTTTGAGCCTGACATAACAGGTGGTTATAGAAGACTTAACGGTACAACAAAATATAATTCAACTATTGTGCCTCAAGTATCTTCTGCTGATGAAAGAGTTTTGATGTCTGCAATATTTAATGATGTAATTGTAGCAGCACGAGGAGGTACGGTATACACAGGAACAACAAGTGGTAGTTGGACAAGTAGAGCTACAAGTAAAGGCACAACTTACACATATGATTTTGATAAATATAATTATAACGGTACAGATAAAATAATCATTGCTACTGGAGCAGCTGCAGCTTTTACACTTGACACAAGCTACAGTGAAGATATAATAAATGCTACAGATGGAGGTACAGCTCCTACTAATCCTAAATTTGTAAAATCTTTTGCTAATCATATGTTTTATGGAGGTATGTCTAATTCTACACATTCTGTAATATTTTCTGGACCATTTACAGAAGATGATTTTGATACAAATGCTGGTCAAATAAAAGTTGGTGACGTAGTTACAGGTCTTAAAGTTTTCCGTGACGAGCTTTTTATATTTTGCCAAACAAGTATTTATAAAATAACAGGTACCAGTTCAAGTAACTTTGCATTAGCTGAAGTTGCTAAAAACGTGGGTACTATTGCAAATCATTCTATCCAAGAGCTTGGTGGTGATATTATATTCTTATCAGCTGACGGTATTAGAACAATTGCTGGTACTACAAGAATTGGTGACGTAGAATTGGGTACTGTATCAAAACAAATACAAGATAGAATTAATGATATTGGTTATGATAATGTTACATCATTAGTCGTAAGAGATAAATCACAGTATCGTTTGTTCTATCCTGTAACAGGAGGTTTAGAAGGATCACAAAAAGGAATAATTGCAACGATTAAAGTCAATCCAAATTCACAGCAAATGGGCTATGAGTATGCTGATATAAAAGGATTAAAAGTTTCTTGTTGTGATTCTGATTATATAAGTAACACAGAAACAATTGTGCATGGTGGGTATGATGGGTATATCTACAAACAAGATTCAGGCAATGTGTGGACAAGAGCTGGGGGAACAGCAAACATTGATGCAACATACCGATCACCAGATATAACAATGGGAGATCCGGGTGTTAGAAAAAATATGCAAAGAGTAAATCTTAATTGGAAGCCAGAGGGTGAAGTTAGTGCAAATATGTATTTAAAATATAATTATGATGATATAGAAACACCACAGCCAAGTGTATTTACTTTAACAACATCTGGTAGTGGTGCTAATTATGGTGCTGGTATATACGGTACTTCAGCATACGGACAAGGAGATTTACCTATAACGAGACAAGCTGTAGAAGGCTCAGGCTTTGCTGTAGCATTAAAGATAACAGATACAAGTAGTAACATTCCTTTTTCTATAAAAGGTTTTGAACTAGAATTTACACCGGGAGGGAGAAGATAGATGGCTGTTTATACTAGGCAGAGTTCATCAGGAATAGTAGATGGTGGTACAATTGAAGCATCAGATTTAAATGCTGAATTTGACCAGTTAGCCTCAGCATTCCTTGCACCAACATTTGGGGTAGGAACTGCTGGCACAGACATTGTAATGACATTTGATGGAGAATCAGCAGATGGTGTTATTACATGGATGGAAGACGAAGATTACTTTAAATTTTCTGATGATATGTTATTAAATAGTACCGAAAAATTAATGTTTAATGATACAGGAACATACATCTATTCTAATGCAGATGGAGATTTAGATATTGTATCAGATGGTACAGCAGTTGACTCTATTAATTTAGAATCAGCTGGTGGTATTACACTTGATGCAGGTACAGCAGGAAGTGGTATTATTTATGAAGAC